GCCCTTGCCGAATCCACTTGCATGAAGCACTCCTAGTAGTACTCGGTCGGCCATCTAAGTCTAGCTCCTAGGCTGATCGATTTTGAGGTACCAGTAAAATGGTACCTCTTTTTTTGACTGCGTGTTCGGCATCTGCTAAAATAACGCATGGCTACCATGACCGTGGTCTTTGGCACAGACTTTCCTGTAGAATTTGATCTAGATAATCATGCCATAGCAGATCTATGGTTTGAAAGGATGCAGATACGCAATCGTTGGCCTATGGATGATGATCGGAGATTTTATGGATTTGGAACCACCGAACAAGAATGTGCGATAGCAGAGAAAAAATTACGGGACTGTATCGAAACCATCAACTCTTACCAAACAATCATTGAACGGGAATGGACCAGCATTTACGATCAAGATCTTTTAAATTACCTGCACAGCATCTTTGAACGATTTCATGGGCTACTGGACCAGCAACATAATGATTGGTGGAGTAAGGCTCCGGAATCAGTGAGGAAAGCCTTAGCTGATCTCAACATCAGTGTGCATCGCGCCGAGCATGCCAGCCGAGGCGGCCAGCCCCGTGTGGTTTGTACATGGTTTGGCATGCCGAAAGATAAAGAACTAGAGCCACACCTCATGAGCAAATATGGCCGCACAGTCTACGAGTTTGGTGGCGTGTACCTCAACTATGTAGAAATTGGCAAGACTTTGGAAGATCTGACCAAAGACAATGATCACTACATCAGCGACGACGCGTTCCAACCTTTCTTGCGGTACAGTGCAGATTTCAATATTAGATTCTATGACGAGATGGCCGATATAGCTAACATGTATCGCTATTACGAAAAGCACAAAGAGTTTTTCCTCTCAAAAAATATCCCACGTTTTGACCACTATCGTGTCATGCCATATCGTTATCGAGTCGCGCGAATAAAAGATTCTCTTGATCGTACATCGCTGATCGCTGCCATAGCTTCAAGACAACACATCACGGATATATACTTTTCATGAAACAAGCACGGCTAATCATCCGCGACGAAGTGAACGTCAAGATTGAAGGACTTGAATTAGACGCACGTCGTACTCTAGTGAACCGATTCAAATATGACGTGCCTTATGCCCGCTATCTTCCTGCTGTGCGATTGGGGCGCTGGGATGGCAAAGTCAGTTTTTTCCAGCTGGGTGGTTCAACCTATGTGAACCTCCTGCCCGAAATCCTGCCCATCTTGGAAGAATACGACTATGACGTGGAACTGGACGATCAGAGAGAATATCGAACCACGTTTGAATTTGCGCAGGTGCGAGAAGATTCGTTCGCAGAGTACAAGTGGCCCAAGGGACACCCACAGGCCGGGGAATCGGTGCTGTTGAGAGATTATCAAACGGAAATCATCAACGATTTCTTGGCCAATCCCCAATGCATCCAGGAAGTGGCCACAGGTGCAGGCAAGACTGTGATGACGGCCGCACTCAGCCATGCAGTCACGCCGTATGGTCGATCAATAGTGATTGTGCCTAACAAAAGCCTGGTCACGCAGACTGAGAAGGATTATCGCAATCTTGGTCTGGACGTGGGAGTGTTCTTTGGTGATCAAAAAGAGTTTGGACGCCAGCATACCATCTGCACCTGGCAAAGCCTGAATGTGTTGCTCAAGAATACCAAGAACCAGAGTGCGGATATAACCATTGGAGAATTCCTAGAGGGGGTAGTATGCGTGATCGTAGACGAAGTGCACATGGCCAAGGCCGACGCCTTAAAAACGCTCTTGACAGGCGTGATGTCGCAAGTGCCGATCAGGTGGGGTCTGACCGGGACCATACCAAAAGAGCAGTTCGAAAGCCAGGCCCTATTGGTAAGCCTTGGTCCCGTGGTCTCAAGGCTCGCGGCGGCGGAGCTGCAAGACCGCGGCGTGCTGGCTCAATGTCACGTAAACATAGTGCAGCTGGTGGACCACGTGGAATATTCCAACTACCAAAGCGAACTAAAGTATCTACTTGAGGAATCCGGCAGGCTAGACACCATGGCCGACTTGATCGCGAGGGTGAACGAAACCGGCAACACTCTTGTGCTGGTAGATCGTATCGCTGCGGGCCAAGAATTGGTAAATAGACTACCGAACGCAGTATTCATATCAGGGGCTACCAAGGCCGGAGAAAGACAAGATCACTATGACGAAGTGGCGGAGGCAACAGATAAAATCATTGTCGCCACTTATGGTGTGGCTGCGGTTGGCATCAATATTCCCCGTATTTTTAATCTGGTGCTCGTGGAGCCTGGCAAGAGCTTTGTTAGAGTTATCCAGTCAATTGGTCGTGGCATCCGTAAGGCAGAAGACAAAGACTTCGTGCAGATCTGGGATATCACGAGCACTTGCCGCTTCGCGAAGAGGCATCTGACCAAAAGGAAGGCCTACTACAAAGAGGCCCGCTATCCTTTCACGCACGAAAAACTAGAGTGGCAGGTTTGACAGATCCGTTAGATCTGTTATAATCATATCATGAGAATACTGACACTAGATAACACACCTTACGATCTTGATACTCTGCCCGAAGAGGTAGATGACATGCGGTTCGCGATACTTGACAACTCGGACCCAGCCAATCCCGACTATCACTACATCCCTTTGATCTTCCTTGAGAGTTTTACTAGCCCGGCCCTGGTCTTGCGCATCGGCGAAGACGAGATCCGTATGCCCGTAGACTGGCAGGTCCTGATTGGCGAACCCGATCTTGGAGATCTTGAAATGCTGCCGCTCACATCGATCAATGATCGTGGATTCAAGGTGTTCCAGTTCAATCCCTTGACATCATTCCGTCCCAGCTATCTTGACATAGAGATCGTGGATGTATATCATGAGCTCACGTGGTATGCGCCCAAGCTCAAAAACGGACAGATGCTGGCCGTGCCTATCAATGATTGGGAGCAACCAGACTGCGTGTATTTTGTCAAAGACATATCTCGCAATTGTGAAGTGGTTGACTACAACAAGGCCTGGTAGTGGACAAACTGACTATCGCTAACGAAATGGCACAGTTCGATCGCAAGAACCGCGAATTCTACTGTGATCTTACTGACGAAGAGCGCAAGAAGTTCTCCAACTATCTTATGATACGCTGGGGATCTTCAGTACAGGGCAGCAGAGATCTGCAGGAGTTCTACGTGATCGCCACCAATGAACGACTGAACAAGCATTTCTTTGCCGTGAATCGACACCCGCAACTGCAGTGGCTTATGGCCACTACCGTTTCTCCTGGCATGGGCACACATCGACATCAATGGATCTCGCCTAAGAAGAAAGATGGAGGATCCAACGAAATCAAGAAGCAGCTGATGGAGCTGTATCCCAACATGAAGATGGCTGACATAGAAGCGATGGCAGCCCTGACTACCAAACAAGAGTTGAAGCAACACCTCCGTGAGCACGGACAATCCGACTGAACAATACGTTTGCCAATACTGCCAGAAAAGTTTCCGCCGAGAGACCAGTCTGGCCGTGCATCTGTGCGAGCCCAAGCGCCGCTATCAAGAGCGAGAGGAAGTAGGCGTGCAGCTAGGACTCCAAAGCTATCTACGGTTCTATGAGACCACGCAAGGATCCGCGCGTCTCAAGACGTTCGATGACTTCGCGACCAGCCCTTACTATCGAGCATTCGTCAAATTTGGTCGCTACTGTGTTGGCATACGCGCGATCAACATTCCCCGATTCATCGATTGGCTCTTGAAAAACAACAAAAAGATCGACCACTGGTGCAGAGATACCATCTATGGTGAATACCTTGCCGTGTACATCCGGCAAGAGTCAGCCACAGATGCCCTCGCGCGAGCCTTAGAACAGGCCATAGCCTGGTCGGAAGAGACAGGTAATCCTGATAGAGACTACCTGAGATACGGCAACTCCAACACCGTGTGCTATGCCATCACCACTGGTAGAGTATCCCCTTGGGTGCTCTACAACTGCGATTCGGGCACAGAATTTTTATCCACTCTCAACTCGGAACAGATAGCCATGATCTGGTCCATGATTGATGCTGATTATTGGCAGCGGCGGTTCCTGGACTACCGTGCGGATGCCGAGTACATGCGAGAGATGCTGACCAAGGCGGGATGGTGATGTCTGCAGATATCGATATCGACTGCGCCGACAGACAACGAATATTGGAGCTGATCCAGCATGTGCCAGCCATGCAGATCACAGATGGCCAGGCGCGGCGCCATAACTCGGGCGTGTATGTCACGGGCATACCTCGAGATCCCCTGCTAGATTGTGCGGCCATAGACTATGAGACCGCTGAAGCAAGAGGTTACTTCAAGATCGATTTCTTAAACATGACCGTGTATCAACTGGTGCGTGATCCCGAGCACTATGAATGGATTCTTTCACAACCCGTGCCATGGGACAGGCTGTGGCAAGAATCTGAGTGGGCACAACAGTTGGTGCATGTGGGCAACTATACTGATCTCCTAGCTGCCATGCGCCCGGACTCTATCCCCCGGATGGCTGCGTTCATCTCGATCATACGTCCAGGCAAGGCGCACCTGCAGCGAGAACCCTGGGATCGGGTGTTTGAATCGGTCTGGGATGGTGATGCCAGTCGTGGCTACACATTCAAGAAGAGCCATGCCATCAGCTATGCCATGCTGGTGGCCCTGCACATGCGTCTAGTCCACTTTGCGGACCAGGGTGATTGATTTGCGTTTGCTTTTTTTGCGGGCCATGGCCGCTAGACTGGTAGTAGGGCCGTGTACGACCTGTAGTTCTTTGTTGTTAAACGTGCGCAGATAGGGGCGGAATACTTCCCACTCCCTGCGCAGGAATATGTTGATTGGTACGAGATGATTGCTCTCCCACCACCAGATGTTGGCTAGATCTAGATAGAGTCGTTTGAGATGGCTGTCTTT